TGGAAATGGCAAAGATGGATTCATCGTGCCACTGGTAAATTTCTTTCAGACTCCGTTATATGGAGTGAAAAATTACCACGTTGAAATTGTGGCAAACTCAGAGAGCCAGGCGAAGGATACATTCAAAGTGGCTTATGATATGTTGCATGATAACCAGAAGTTCAAAGGAAAATTTTCCGTAACAAAAGAGCTGATAACAAACCTTGTGACCGGATCAGAAATGAAATACAACACATCCAATGCAAAGACAAAGGATGGTAAAAGAACTGGATGCCTGGTGCTAAACGAGATTCACGCATATGAGAATTACGATCAGATAAATGTATTTGAATCCTCTTTAGGTAAAGTTAAGCATTCACGAGAATTTATCATCACGACTGACGGATATGTGAGAGACGGACCGCTGGATGAGATATCAGCAATGTGCGCTGAGATCCTGGAGACAGGAGAAAATCTGCTGGGATACTTCCCGTTCGTATGCGAGATCGATGATATGAAGGAAGTGGATGATCCGGAGGCATGGCATAAGGCTAATCCATCTATGGAGTATATGCCGATTCTTGCGAATCAGATCATGCATGACTATTTAGAAATGAAGAAGATTCCTTCTAAGCGTGCAGAGTTCATAACAAAGCGAATGGACAGATCGGCGCGGAAAGAAGAGGAAACGGTCACAACCTGGCAGAATGTACTACGAGCTTGCTATATAGGTAGGACAATGGAAGAGTTGGAACACAAGATTCCAAGGATAACATTGGATACACGAGGACAGGCAGCAGTCATTGGAATTGACTATGCAGATGTGCGAGACTTTGCATCCGCCGGTATTTTGACTAAGACTGATGAAGGTGAGTGGATTTGGAGACAGCATACATGGATCTGTGCAGATTCTCCATTTATCGATTCCATAAAGTTCCCACTGAGAAATGTAGGACAGACAGAATTTGAAGACTTCGAGATTGTTCCAGGTCCGGTGATTGATGTGAACCTGATCACAGACTGGTGCATGGAACAGATGAAATACTACGAGGTCAAGAAGATTGCAATGGATACTTACCGGTACACATTGTTCAAACAGGCATTCGAAGAACGCGGGCTGACAATAGAAGACAAGAAGAACCCGCATGGAATAGTCCGTCTGATTCGAAAGATAACATCAGTGACTGGAATTATCGCACCATTCATCCAGTCGATGTTTTCACAAGGCATGATTAACTTTGGACCATCTGCAATCATGCGATGGTATACAAACAATACAAGAGTATCTGAAGATAAATTTGGAAACAAGAGCTTTGGTAAAATTGAACCGAAGCTAAGGAAAAATGATGGATTTATGGCTTTTGATGTAGCAATGTTCTGCAAAGATGAGCTGGAAGTCCAGATCGTATATATTTAACAGGAGAAGAATATGTTTAAATTTTTGTGGCAACGGGATAAGGAGATGCAGTCTCTAGCTGAGATTATTGCGGTGGATATGGAAAAGTTGAATTTATCAAAGTTGGCCATTGAAAAAGCAGTTATGATGATTGCGAAGGCAATTGCTAAATCCGATATCTTGATACAGACAGAAAGTAAAGAGAAAAATAAACAGGAGTATCGGCTGAATATACAGCCTAATGACCATGAGTGCGGAACTGTGTTCTGGACGGAAGTTGTAAGACAACTTCTTACGGTACAGGAAGTGCTGATTATTCCGTTAGGTGGTAAATATTATCTGGCATCAGCTTGGAAAGTTAGCAATAATGTGCTGACTGAGCGAACATATAGCAATATAACACTAACATGCGCCGGATACGACTATCCGATTTGGAAAAAAAAGCGATCATCAGAGGTGATACACCTAAAATATGATAATGCAAGAATTCGCCTGTATCTGCAAAACGTAGTTGGACAGTATGATCGGACGCTTGATGCTGTTAATGCGATGATGCGTATGTCCAGTATGCCGAGATTTAAATTAAAACTTGGGACAGCAACGCTATCATTCAGAGAAAAACAGGCAGATGGCACAGACAAAGAGATGACAAAGGATCAATATGTGAAAAAAATCAAGAGCCTATTGGAATCAAATGAGCTTGCTGTGCTTACGGAAACGGACAATGTGGCGATTGAACAGCTGCAGATCAACACAACAACTAAGGCAGAAGAACTGGCAAAAATGGCATTGCAAATCAATAATGAGGTGGCAAACGCCTTTGACATTCCGGAAGCGGTATTTAATGGCAATATTACAGAAAAATCAGATGCCACGAACGAATTCATTACCTATGCCGTTGGTCCGGTGGCGGAGGTGATCAATGATACACTGACTGCTTACATAGTTGGCGAAAATGATTACTGCACAAAGAATGAAAAAGTTATGGTATGGCTGGCACGCTTCAAACATGTGGATGTGGTTGACAGCGCAACCAATCTGGATAAGCTTCGCGGAATCGGATTTAATTACGATGAACTCCGTGAAATGGTGGGCTATCCAGTGCTGAATACAGAATTCAGCCAGGCAAGAGCCCTGACGAAAAATTACGGAGAGGAGGGAAATGGTAATGCAACATAGAAAACGTGATCGGTAGGAGGTGATCCAATTATCTCGGAGCTGTCCGTTAAACAGTAAATAACAGAGAAAGGAGACTATAATGCCAAAGAAATATTATTCTTTAGAGACGAACGGCGATAATACAGCGGAATTGTATATTTTTGGTGATATTACATCTTGGCCGTGGCTGGAAAGTGATGTATCTGCAAACGGATTGGTAAAGGAATTGCAGAAACTTGATGCGAAGGAAATTAACGTTCATATCAACAGTTATGGAGGAGAAGTAGCAGAGGGGTTAGCAATTTACAACATATTAAAAAACAGCAACATGAAGGTTACTACAATCTGTGATGGATTTGCGTGTTCGGCGGCATCGGTCATTTTTATGGCAGGAGATGAGAGGATCATCAATGAAGCGTCTTTGCTCATGATTCATAATGCATGGAGTTGCGCTTGTGGTAATTCTGCAAAGCTTAGAAAAGAGGCGGAAGACCTGGATAAAATCACGCAGGCTTCTGTGAATGCTTATATGAATCGTGTAAATATCACGGAAGATGAAGTTAAGGATTTGATGGACAAAGAAACATGGATCACAGCAGAAGAAGCTGTATCTTACGGATTTGCCACGAAAACAGAGAAGTCAGAAGAAGGAGGAGTGAACCAGTCGGCGTTTGAATGCATCCGGAAAGCAATTTTAGAAAAAGAAATTGAACCGGCACAAATGACTGGAATTTTGAAAACTCCAGAACTGAATCAACAGATTGATACAGAGGATCTGGCAGAAAAAGTAGTAGAAAAATTAAGTCTGTTGTTTAAAGATGAGCAGCAGAAGGGACAGAATGACGGCACCGGTTGGGGTGCATTTTTTAGTTAGGAGGAAATTGCAAAATGAAAATTGAAGGTTTAAGCCAGGAAGTAAAAGACAAAGTAAAGCAGCTTCTGGATACCGCTCCGGCGGATCAGAAAGCAGATGCAATTATGCAGTCGATCGAAATGATCGAGGAAGCAGCACATGCAGATCTGATCAATCAGGTGGTGGCAGAGGCAGAAAAAGCGAGCCATGACGCTGAATTTAAGAAACAGCTTGGACTCCGCAATCTCTCACAGGAAGAAAAGAAATTTTATGAGGGATTCAAGGATATTAAGCAGTCTGTAACAGCAAATCAGATTGATATCATCCCGACAGAAATTATCGATCGCACACTCGATGATGTAAGAAAAGCATCTCCAATTTTAAAACTGGTAAACATGGCACCGGCAAATGTAAAGAAATGGGTAGTAGCATCACATTCAGGTGCAGCAGTATGGGGAGATCTTACAGATGAAATCAAGGGCGAATTATCAGGAACTATTTCAGCACTGAATATTGAACTTCATATGCTCTCTGCATATCTGGTGATCCCGAAGGCAATCCGTGAACTTTCTATGGAATTCGTAGACCGGTATTTTAGGGCAATTCTTTCGGAAGCAATGCAGGACGGTCTTGTAAAAGGCTATCTGGATGGAGATGGAAAGACCGGTCCGATCGGTATTTTCCGTCAGATCGGAACCACAAATGAAGATGGAACAAATAAAGCGAAGACCGTTTTAAATAACATCACCAAATTCAGCCCGAAGGGACTTGCAAATGCAAGAAAAACTCTTACAAATAACGGAAAACGTGTTGTTACCAAACTGTATCTGATTTGTAACCCGGCGGATGAAGCGGAATATGTAGATCCGTGCATGTTTGGAGAAGCACTTACTGGTGGATATGTCAATAAAACATTCATTGATATTGAAAAGATCCCGGATGCTAACTGCCCGCAGGGTAAAGCAGCATTTACCATTGATGGATATTACACAATGGGTGCGACGGGTGTGAGAGTAACAGAATATGATCAGACAAAAGCGATGGAAAATGCGGATCTGATCATTGCGAACTGCTTTGCGAATGGACGAGCTGTTGATGATAATGTTGCAGTTATCTTCGACGTCACAAAACTTGAAGAGTATGTAATTAACGTACATCAGACATCTACTGCATCCGTTTAGTAAGAGTGAGGGCAGAGTATGAACGAAAATGAACTATCCATTCTTGTTGATGAGATGAGAGAAGAGTTCCAGATTCCTCCATACTACGATGACAGACAGCTGAGAAATCTTGCAAAAGAAGGTGAACATGCAGTCGGGAGATTGAATCCTGGCTGTGGAATCACCAAAGATTTGACGTATCGAATGCTAATGAAGAATTATATGTATTATTCTTATCACCACCGAGTAAGTGAGTTTTTTGAGAATTATGCAAGTGTGATCCTGACTTGGCAGATGGAGACGGAGGTGGACGTAAATGGCACTGCCTGAATACACTGACGGAGTACTTGAACTGTATCGCATCGAAAATGATGAGTCGGAAGATTATCCGGAAGAAAAGCTCCGTGATACCGGAATGCGCTTTTGGTATCGTGAGCTTGCGGTATATGACACCACCAGAGCAAAGCTATCCGCTGACAGCATCGAAGTGACGCTAAAACTCGCTATTCCACAGTATAAGCAGATTAACAGTAAATGTGTCTGTATTATTGGCGGAGAACAACACGAGATCTACAATGTGGCGCACATCGCTACGAAAGATGGATTTAGAGAGTCGGAACTGACTTTAAAAACACCAGCGCATGATCGTGAGGTGATCGCATGACACAAAAAGAATTAAGTAAGCTCTTACATGACATCGACTGTCCGGTTAATGAGGGAGTCAGTAGTCTCAAAAATGAAAAGGTATTTCCGAGAATTGATTACTGGGAGATTATGTGGGAAGACACAATGGCATCCGGTGACGATTATGAGAATGAGATTACATGGCAGATTAGTTTTTATGCTAGAAAGCCACGCGATCCGAAACTGATTGCATTGAAAAACCGTCTGAATGAGCTTGGCTACCATCCGACTATTGCTCACGAATACGTGATTGAAGATAGAGTATGGCATTCTTATTTCTCAATCACTACGGATGCGGAAAGCTTATGAGCAAAGAAGTAGAATTTTATGATTCCGGATTTGGCGAATTTGAGAAGATGATGAAAGAATACGCTGAGAAAGTATCGGAAGGAAAAGCACTAGATGCAATTGAGGCAGGAGCGCAGGAGTTTGTAAACGACCTCTTACGACTTCCGAAACCTCGTAGCCGAATCACTAAGGCTGGATACACACACATCATCGATACATTTGCCTTGGAAAGAACTGAAAGCAATATTAAAGTTGGATGGGGTAAATATTACGGACCAATGTTGGAACATGGAACGAGAAAGATGACTGTAAGAGCACATCTGAAGCCACTATTTGAACAGAACAAAGAAAAATACTATAAGAAGATGACTGAGTGCATCTTTGGTTAGGAGGATATATGGCTATTAACACAAAAAAGCCGGCTATGAAGCAGACGGTAGGCGCACAGTACACTTGCTTTGCGAATGCCACAGAAGCCGGAGATTATGACGGAACTTATGAAGCTGACGTTGAAAAGACGGAAGTTGTCAAAAGTGTAAAAGTGACAGAAAATTCAGAGACCAGTGACGTGTACGCATCAGGAAAGATTTACGATTCCGATACACCGATGTCTAGCATTGATATCGAGATCTCTGTTATTGCATTTCCGGATGATACAATCTCTAAAATGCGAGGAGAAACAAAAGGGGTAGGCGGACTTATCCTTGCTGGAGGCAAGAGCGAAAGACCAATCTTTGCTTATGGTAAGGTTGTTAAGCTGAAAAATGGGAAATCTCGCTATGAATGGTATCCGAAATGCAAGCTTGTGGAAAATTCCGATGATATCTCTACATCAGAGGAAAAAGCAAGCGAGCAGACAGATACGATCAAGGTTAGAGCTTATCCGTTTGATTCTGCCGGAAATATCGTGTCGAAAGTTACAGAGTCCACAGCACCGGAAGGACTTACAGAAGATAAGTTCTTTGCGAAGCCGATTCTGACGGATGCGGACCTTACTACAGCGGTGGGAGCGTGATTAAATGAAATCCAAGCTGATTGAATTAACAGATGGATCAAAATTGGAAGTAAAGGTTAATTTCTATACTCTTTACCTTGTGAAGATGAACGGAATTGACAAGAAGATTGACGGAAAAAGCGAACTGACCGATGATGAAAATATGGAACTTGCGGGCAAGCTGATCTACATTATCCTCAGGTCAAACGGCTTAAAGGTTGACGAAGAGGAAGCCATGATGCTTACTCCAATGGATGCATCAAGTATTCAGGACATTTTCGATGAGTTCGAGAAGAGACTCAATGAATATAAAAAAAAAGAACAGGCGAAGAAGTCGAATGCTCCGAGGAAGAGATAAATATCAACTGGGCGGAGTATATGGTTGCTGCGCGTAAGATGGGAATGAGCGAAGAAGAATTTTGGAACTCTGATCCCATCTTTTTTAACGAATGCCTGGAAGTATTTATGGAAGTAGAAAAAGCGAAGGGAGGTGCTTTGATTGGCTAATAGTGATTTAAAGACCGTAGGGCTATCGTTTAAAGCTGACGGTGCGGTTGACTTCCGGAAGTCATTGACCGATGTTAATAATGCAGTCAACGAGAACAGATCAGCTTTTAAGCTTGCAAAATCTGAATGGGATAGTAGTACATCGTCCGCGGAAAAACTGAGAGCGACACAGGAATATCTGCAGAATCAGACAGAAACATATACGCAGAAAGTCGATAGATTGACGGAGATCCTGAAAGCACAGGAAAGTGCGGAAGTAAGAGACGAAGCAGCTATCTCGAAGACAAGGCAGCAGTTGGATAATGCCAAAGCATCTCTAAACAATTATAAAAGTGGTCTTGAAGATGTGAACGAAAAGCTGAAAAGTGGAGTTGCCACATTGGAAGATTACTCAAAAAAAGTAAAAGACTTTAGTGACAGCACTGGAAAGATTGGAAACTCTTTGACGAAGAATGTCACTGCACCGATTACTGCAGCTGGTGCCGGAGTCATGGCAGCATGGGCACAAGTTGATGAGGGAATGGATATCATCGTCCAAAAGACCGGTGCCACCGGTGATGCACTGGAGGAAATGCAGAACTCTGCAAGGAATATTGCAAAGACGATTCCGACAGACTTTGAGACAACCGGAATTGCAGTCGGAGAAGTAAATACACGATTCCATTTGACGGGAGAAGAGCTTGAAAATCTGTCTGCGAAGTTTATCAAATTTGCCGAGCTGAACGGAACAGATGTCAACTCATCCATCGACAGCACGCAAAAGGTTATTGAAGCGTTTAATTTGAGCGCAGAAGATGCCGGAGCACTCCTTGACACAATGAATAAGGTCGGACAGGACACAGGAATCTCAATGGATACATTGGCATCATCTATGGTGTCGAATGCTGCAGCCCTGAAAGAATTGGGAATGTCCGCTGCCGATGCTGCTACATTTTTAGGACAATGCGAGACATCTGGAGTTGATACAAGCGCAGTAATGGCCGGACTCAAAAAAGCATTGGTCAATGCATCGAAAGAGGGCAAAAGCATGAAAAATGCGCTGTCAGAACTTCAAGACACGATGGTTAACGCAGGAAGTTCTTCCGAAGCTTACAATGCTGCGGTTGAGCTGTTCGGTGCGAAAGCTGGTCCTGCACTAGCAGAGTTTTGTCAAAGCGGAAAACTGAATTTTGACGAACTCGGCGCATCTCTTAATGATAATCTGGGAAGCGTAAATGACACCTTTGAAGCTACACTGGATCCAGCTGATCAGTTTAAATTGACACTGAATCAGCTGAAAGATGCTGGATTTGATGTCGGAAATGCACTGGGACCGGTGCTTGCTGAATGTTTACAGATGGTCACTCCGATTCTGAAAGATATTATTGCTTCGTGGAACTCTTTGTCTCCAGGAACACAGGAGATGATCTTGAAGTGCTTATTATTGGCGGCTGCACTCGGACCGGTATTTAGCATTATAAGCAAAGTATCTGGTGGAATCTCTGGCGTGATCGATGTCGGAACGAAAGTTGCTCCGGTTATTGCCAAAGCAAAAACAGGATTCGCAGCATTTAACGCTGTTCTTGCAGCTAATCCGATTATCATAGTCATAGCAGCAGTTGTTGCGCTTATTGCAATTTTTGTCACTCTCTACAACAAATGCGAATGGTTTCGTGATGGCGTAAATGCTGTCTTTGGCGGAATCCGTGATTTTATTAAGGGAGTCGTTGACAAAATTAAGGGATTCATGAGTTTTGAATGGAAACTTCCGAAAATCAAGCTTCCACACTTCAAGGCAAGCGGATCATGGTCGCTTGTTCCACCAAAAGTTCCAAAGTTTTCGGTTGACTGGTATGCGAACGGTGGTATCTTGAACAGTCCGACAATTTTCGGAATGAACGGAGACAGAATGATGGGCGGTGGCGAAGCCGGAGCGGAGGCAGTTCTTCCAATCGACTTACTAAAGACTTATATCCGTGATGAGATGCAGTCCAATAATACTGTACTTGCTCAGTTGATTGCTGAAGCTTTGTCGGAATTGACATTTGTCATTGAGAATAACATTTCACTCGGAGACAAAAAGCTTGCTGATGTACTAGTAGATGCCATCATCAAAAAGCTGTCCTCTAGCGTTAAATGGAAGAAAGGAGCTGTCGGAGTATGATGGACGTAGAATACAATGGAATTCTTGCATCAAGCTTAGGAATCTATGCGAAAAATATTCCTGACATTCCGGCAGCTGTCCGAAAAGAAAAGACAGTGGATATTCCTGGCATGGACGGAACGCTGATTCTGTTGGAGGGAGGTTATGAATCCACAGAAATCAAAGTGGATTTTAACTTTATTGGAGATTCTGACCGATGGGATGAACGTTTCGGACTTGCAAAAAAATGGCTGTCAAAAAGAGGTGGATTGCTCCGGTTTGGCTGTGATCCGGAGCATTACTACAAGATTTTGAAAGTTGAAGTGGACGATGGGAAACGTACTACGGAAAGAGTTGGTAATTTTACAGCTACTTTCCTAACCAAAGATGGACTTAGGTATCTCGAAAGCGGACTCGGAGAAATGCCTGCGAGTGATGTGGTAGATAATCCTTATGAGATTGCCTATCCAATCTATAAGATTACTGGCGAGGGCGAATGCACTCTTGTCGTCAATGATGGAAAAATGGTGGCAAATATAGGGCAAAACCTAACCATTGACACAGGACGGAAGCTTGCATACAGAGAAGACGGAACACTTAGTAATACGTCTGTGACTGGTGATTACGATAACCTCATTTTGATTGAGGGGAGAAATAAAATCGAAATTACGGACGGATTTGAACTGAAAGTAATTCCGAATTGGAGGCGTTTATAGTGATTCAGATTTATAGTGCCGAAAATAAAGATTATGATCACAATGGAGATATGACACTTCTTCCGGAAGAATGTTCTGTTCATGTGGTACTGAATGGCGAATGGACAGCCACATTAGAGCATCCGATTGATGATGAGGGCAGATGGAAATATATCAATGACAATGCAGTTGTTAAGATGCCATCATTCAATGGCGAACAGTTGTTCCGTATTAAAAATAAAGAAAAAAGAGATTCAGGAGTGAGTGCAGAGCTTACTCCTATCTTTTTGGATGCAAAAGAGGATTGCTTTTTATTGGACGTAAGACCAACCGAGAAGAATGGACAAGATGCATTGGACATCATGACCGCTCCGAACAAGATGTATTCAGCAAAGTCGGATATCAAAAAGTTATCTACAGCGTATTATCAGACAAAAAATCTGATTGAAGCCATCAATGGAAATGATGAGAACTCATTTATCAATAGATGGGGTGGCGAAATCCTCTACAATAACTATCAGATCACGATAGATGATCATGTCGGTGGTGATTATGGAGTGCAAGTCCTCTACGGCAAGAATATCGTCAAGGACGGATTTTCCGAAACGATCGACATGACGGAAGTTGCTACGAGAATCATTCCGAAGTCATACAACGGATATATGATTGCCGGAGACGCACCTTGGATAGATTCGCCACTGATTGAAAAATATCCAACAGTGCATTACAAAGTCATGTCTTTTGAGGATGTGAAAATGCGCGCAGATGCCTCAGAGGACGATGAGACAAACGGAACAATCATTTGCGATACGCAGGAACAGCTCGAAGGAGCGCTCAAAAAGAAATGTGAAGAACAGTATGCTGCAGGTGTCGACAAGCCGAAGATTACGATCAAAGCAGACATGGAGCTTCTGCAGAACACGGAACTGTACGAGGACGTGAAAGAGTTGGAAGCTGTATCACTTGGAGATACCGTCCACTGTAAACACTCTAAGCTCAGAATCGTATCTGATGCAAGAGTCATCGAATTGGAATGGGATGCTGTAAGGAATAAGCTTATTTCGGTCACCCTGGGAAAATTCCAGTACAATTTTTTAAATAACGTATCGTCCATCATGAATAGAGTTGAACAGGCTATCCGCTCAGATGGTAGTCTTATTGGACAGCAAGTGCAAGGTACGATCAATGGAGTTAAGGCGCAGCTTAGAGCACAGTCATCCATTGCAAAAAAGCAGACGGTCCGTGCGGTATTGTTTGAGGATTTGGATCCTGACTCCCCAACATTTGGAGCAATGTGCTTAGGCACGCTCGGATTTGAGATTGCATCAGAGCGTACGGCTGATGGGAGAGATTGGAAGTGGAGCACATTCGGAACAGGACAAGGATTCTTTGCAGATTTTATTGTGGCCGGAACAATGCTTGCTGATCGTATCAAAGGCGGAACGTTGGAATTAGGCGGTGCCGGAAATGGTAATGGAGTTGCGAAAGTACTTAACGCTGACGGAAATGAGATTGTGCGATTAGACAAGGATGGTGTGTACGCAAAAGGCAAATATGTCTGTGCTAACACGGATGGGAGTCAGACGGCTACCCTTTCAAATGGAAAATTAACATTCAAGACCGAATCTTACGAGGTTGTCATCCGTGCTGGTGCGATCGGTGGATTGACAGGACTTATGATCTATCCAGAGCAAGGTGCTGTTAGAACAAAATTCCTCTCTATTGGAGATAAATTATCTGCAAGGTTTGACAATATATCGCTTCTGGCTTCGGGAAAAACAACCATCGGTGGAGCATCTCTTGAGGTGCAACGTGACGGAAAAGGATATTCCGGCAAGACCGGAAAAGCTGTCTTTTCTGACGGAACTTACCTCGAATACGTCAATGGATTTTTGGTTGGTGGAAATACGAAAGAAGGTGGCTTTTAATGGCTTGGACCATCGGAAATTACGCTCTATCACAAGAGCAGATGAATGCAAATGCGTTGGAAGTGTATAAATATCTCTCAGCAAGAGGATGGTCGCTAAATGCAATTGCTGGATTGCTTGGCAATATGCAGAGTGAGTCCTATGTCAATCCTGGAGTGTGGCAGAGTTTACAAGCGAACAACTATTCGGGTGGGTTTGGTCTTGTGCAGTGGACTCCTGCCACGAATTATACGGACTGGGCGCGCCAGAACGGATATGATATTGCAGATCCGAACGGTCAGCTGTATTGGATTGACGCCTTGTCGGAGACGACAGGACAGTGGATTCCAACAAGCGCTTACAATATGTCGTGGAGCGCATTTAAAAAGTCAGGATCCTCGCCGGAAGAACTCGCCAGTGCATTCCTCAAAAATTTTGAACGCGCCGGAGTAGAGGTTGAGTCCAACAGACGGTCACAGGCTCGGAGTTATTTTAATTTACTCGGTCAGTACGGTAAAAATGCCAAAGCTGTAGAGTCTGCAGTTCAATGGGCGATTGGAATTGCAAATGATAATAGTCACGGATACGATCAAGGGAGTCGCTGGGGTCCAGACTATGACTGCTCCTCATTACTGATCACTGCCTATCAGCAAGCCGGAATCAAGGTTAAGGATTCCGGTGCGACATATACCGGAAATATGTACTCTGCATTTTTAGCGTGTGGATTTGAGGATGTGACAGGATTTGTCAATCTGTCAAATGGTAGCGGAATAAAGCGAGGAGATATCTTACTAAACACAGCAAGCCACACTGCTATGTCGATCGGCAATGGTCAAGTAGTACAGGCGAGCCAGAATGAGCTTGGCGGTGCTACGGGAGGTCAGAGTGGTGACCAAACAGGACGAGAAATATGGTGCACGAATTATTATAATTTCCCGTGGAATTATGTCCTGAGATTGTCGCACAGTGAATCAGGCGGATCGTCAGGCGGAGCATCAGCGTATATCGTCAAATGGATTCCAGGGTAGAAAGGATAAACTATGAATACAATTAAAAGGGATGTGTATGTGTTAAAAAATACCATCAAAATTCCGATTGAAATCACGCAAGGCACTGACATGATCGGAATCGAATTTACGGTCAGGGATTTTACGATTCCGGCAACGGCAGCAGTTGTGGCTTATGCAAATCACAAAAGCATGAGCAGACCTAATTCCGCTCTGTGCGAACTGGCTGATAATGTGATTGCGTTTTCCCCGAGTTCAGGTTTTTTTGCTGTTGGAATGAATGAGTTGCAGATCAGGATCATTAATGAAGACAAGACACTAGTATCTTTTGCGGAAAAAGTAAAATGCTCTGGATCTGCTGGATTTCCAGACGATGAGGAAGAAGGCAAACAGACTCTTGTCGAGCAGGCGGTCACGGCGGTAAGCAAAGAATCTGGCGAAAGAAAAACCGCTGATGAGAATGAAAAAGCACAGCGTATTGCAGGCGATCAAGAAGAAAGAGATGCAAGGATTGAAGCAATCAATCTCGAAAAGAGTGAAAGAGATAAAGCGATTGAAGCAGAGAAAAACGCAAGAATCAAGGCAGACGATGAAATCAAAGCGAATCGCGCAAAAACTCTCGATGCGGTAAAAACCACTACAAAAGAGGGTACATTTGTTGATGCCTTGGCGGTTAAAGAACTGAGCGAAAAGATGGACGGTATAGACGTAAAGACGGAGAATCTTGGAAAGAAGATTGCTATATTTGTAGACTCAGTTGTAAAAGGTTCAGTTAGCTTTAACACATCGGACTACTTAAAAGATGGAGTCAAATACGCTTTTACCGTAACCGTGTCCTCGGCTGTTAACGATACATCTTGTGCGCAGGAAATAAGCTGCAAGCTTAATAATACGCTGATTGGCCAGAATGGTAATTACTGTAAATTATCATCTACATTTTGCGGACGATGCTCAAAAGGAGACACAATCCTTGTTACGTCATACAAAAATGGCGGGGAGTGGAGCATGTTTAACACGAGACTGATTTTTGTTCCGGTAGATTAGGAGGTGATGGAAAATGGCGGAAATCAATTATATCGAAATTAATGCGGAAAATCGCAGTATTACGATTCCACAAAGCGAAAAACTACTTGGAGTCGAAAATGACAGCAAGGCAATCCGAAAGTACTTCCGATGTCCGAAAATTGTCGGAGATGGAATTGACCTCACAAAATCCGATGTGCATATCAACATCCAGAATGCATCAAATAAGGTATCCGGAAAAGACAGATACAATGCCGAGAATTTAAAGGTGTCTGGCGAAAATGTAACTTTTGAGTGGAGTCCTCTGCGGAAAGCTACATCACACAAAGGCACTGTCAGATTTAGCGTGTGCGTGACTGAAGAAGGTACAGACAGAGAATGGAATACCACGATCGCGACCTTGAACGTGTTAGAAGGCGAAGAACTTTTTACAGAAAAAGAGCGTGAAGAAAGAGGCTCTGACTTTGCCGGAATCCTTACTGCGGACGCAACCGCGGATGCAGACAGCATTGAACTCGGAAAGAGCGCCTATGTGAATGGAAAGAAAATTGAAGGGACGTTGACGAGCAAAAATGAAATTAAAGCAGTTGCAAAAAAACGGAACTATCATCCACACCAATAATCATTCCGAACTATGGTCAGAGTACAATGCCGGTGCTTAAGCATACAATTGAAGTCTCTCTTGCAGACACGAGTAAACCGGTACTGTTAAAAGGAGACATTAAAAAAACGGTTGTGTACAACGAGGCAGGCAGTATTTATGGAGATGCAAAAGCGTCAGATGTAAGAGTCGGAAAAACATTTACGTCAAGCAATGGCGTGAAAATTACCGGAACGCTGGTAACTAGCGAGGTCAAGTACGGAACAATAACCGGAAAAGGAATGAATAGCCAAGCGATTGAAACTGGACTTAGCAATGTGTCGAGATTCATAATGGCGAGAAAATTTCCGAGCAGTAATGCGAAACACGGAATCTTATCGTTGGTGTATAAGGACGGAAAATTAAGCGGAATAGCTGGATTTATCGGAGCAGGCTACAACTCGGTGGATAACCACAGTATTGGTACGGTCGCAATAAATAAAGGAACCATAACTTACACGCCAAAAGCTGATGAAGATATGTCCGCGCTCACAGAGGGCGATACCTACGACTGGATTGCAATAAACGAATAGGAGGAATCAACATGAAAAGAAAAAGAAGAAAATTAGTAGCAATAATCTGCGCGCTCACACTAGCTCTTTCCAGTGCCGTACCGGTGATGGCATGTACGCCACCACTTAAACCGCCATCCGTAGAGATTCCGGATATCCACTTCGAACCAGACGATGCCTTGAAAGAAGCCTTTGACAACGCCGCAAAAAACTGGATTGAGAAATGCATCCTCGGTTCTCCGACAGTGGAGTATGCATCGTATTACAAGAGTGCATCAAGATATTGGTCTTATGGGATTTTGAATGTAAAGTGGGATCCGATTGAGGATGCAACAAGCTATGAAGTCTGCATCACCAAAGAAGACGGTGCAGAAAAAGTCTTTACGACAACTTATAATTCGCTTTTTGTGTCGGATAGATTCGATGATTTTGTGGCAAACGGGATGGATGGAGCAACCGTTAAAGTGAAAGCATATGGAGATAATGATACATTCGGCTGTTGGTCATACGATGCTAATATTGTGATTGCGAGATTTGGATATTAGGAGGGGATAGCATGATAAGAGGCACCACACCTACGTTAGAGTTTACACTGCCTTTCGACACATCACTGATTGCGAAGATGTATATCACGATGACACAGAATGGAAAAACGGCTCTGGAAAAAACCTTGTCAGATTGCAACTGCTCCGGTACGTCCGTATCACTAACTCTGACACAAGAGGACACGCTGATATTACAGCAGCAGCCACGATCACAGGCTGAGATACAGATAAGAGTGCGGACTACAGCCGGAGAGGCTCTTGCATCCGACATCATGAGCGTATACGTTGGCAGAATCCTGAAAGAGGGAGTGATTTGATGCGATTTGACGTAACTTTTCGCGAACTTGATAAAAAAACTGGACGTGGATTTTCGCGCCAGAAATGAGCAGATTAAGGTTGACTTTGAGCATTTACAGGTTGTTTCCGACAATGTTGGAGTGGATTACTACAAGGGAGATTACACGGTCACACCAAAAGTCGAAAAACAAGAGCTTGCGACACGTCAAAAGTTTCTGACAGAAAATGTAAAAATCAAAGAAATTCCATTTTTCGAGGTGTCAAATCTTGAAGGTGGACAGACTGTATTTATTGGAAAGGAATTGTAATATGAGTATTAACAAAGTAGTATATGGCGGGAAGACATTGATTGACTTAACAGGCGATACTGTGACTGCGGATAAGCTGTTGAGTGGTATCACGGCACATGGAAAAGACGGAGAACTGGTCACAGGAGCGTGCACGTTTGACGTAGATTCTAATGATGCCACTGCCGCAGTTGCGGAGATTTTGAAAAGGCAAAACCGCCTACGCAAGAGGTACAAAGCTTGTCGGAACGATGCCAAACAATGGAGCTGTGACAGGCTCTATCAAGACCTTGACAGACAGCTATGTGATTGCACAGGGCTACCATGATGGTTCCGGCAAGGTCGGAATCGATTCCACAGAAAAGGCGAAACTGACCGCTAATAATATCCGAGATGGTGTGACCATCCTCGGAGTAAAAGGTACGATGAGCGGCAGTGAGGGAGTAAAGGCACAGGCTAAGACGGTCACTCCGTCAAGTGTACAACAGACCATTCTGCCGGATGCTGGATATACGCATCTGTCACAGGTTACAGTCGCAAAGATTCCTTACGTGGAATCCGAAAACTCTGCCGGTGGCACTACGGTAACGATTGGTTAGGGGTGATTGAGTATGGCTGTAAATAAAGTGGAATATGCCGGTAAGGTATTACTTGATTTGACGGAGGATACGGTATCACCAGACAAGTTGATAAGTGGTGCAACTTGTCACGACAAAACAGGGGCAAAAATTATTGGTACGCTTGAAGATGTTGGCTCTGGTAAGTACATCTGGAAAAAGCATCTTGGAAAGGTATGGGACATTACAAGCACACCTCTCGGAACAACAGCACCGTCTGATTATTCTGATTTTATATACGGTTACTATATTGCAACAGATGATGGATATTTTCTGCTGAAAGGAAAAGAAGGTGAATTGGGTGACGGATTTAGTTATATCAAAGGAAAAGGTGCAGAAACACATCCTAAATCTGTGTATCAATTATCTAATGCATATTCATATCCATCCGGATTTACGGAAAATTATTACAGGTTAGATATCGGTGATACTTATACGGAAGGAAAAGGAAGCTTTATCGGATATGTTTCTTCCGATGATTCAAGTGCTTATCCTGATGACGGACTGAAAGGTGGCTATTACTACGAAAGACTTCAAACAGACTTATCTAGCGCCACAGCTACCGCTTCAGATATCTTAACCGGTAAAACTGCCTATGGGAAAGACGGAAAACTGACAGGTTCTATGCTGAACAATGGCGCGGTCGACAAATCTATCAGCAATAAATCGGAAAGTTATACAATCCCACAAGGATATCACAATGGGTCAGGGAAAGTTGCTATCAGTGAGTCAGAACAGGCAAAGATTATTGCTTCCAATATCAAGAAAGGTGTTTCTATTCTTGGTGTGACGGGCTCATATGAAGCAACTGCATCAGGTGGCAATAACAACTGCGAAGCGTATCTTGTAGATGTAACAAACCCAACAGTATCTTTTAAGACAGCATCTGGTGTAATCAAAGCATACGGTTACGCTTATGAGACCACAAAATCACAATGGGGTGGTTCGTCTACGACAGTTTACACTTTTAATGGCACAAATTATTATAAACCAGCATATTATGGTTCGCCAGCTGCAACAAACATCACACTTGGTGTTTCTGGAGGAAAGCTGACAGGATTACCGTCAGGATTAAGTGGTGGAACATTATTAGTTGTAAGGGGTATTTAGAAAAGCGGTATAAACAATGAAAATTTTAGTAAAAAGACTGTATGAGAATAACAGGGTAACAAAAGCACAGCTCCAGAAGAGAGTAGAAGAAGGCGTCATCTCAATTGATGAATATAACTACATTGTCGGAGAGGATGCATTGTAATTGATGAGAAACAAATATATGGAAATCAGAGCAAGACCGAAAGGTCTTATTTTTATACTCAAAACAATAATGACAAGAAAGTGAAAGAAGAATGAAAGAGCTACTTTTTCAGACTTACACGATAGTGCTTCCGATTCTCTTGGGATATATCGTGTGGCTGTTAAAAAATCAGAAAAAAGACAGGGATGCAAATAGCAAAGGTACGATGCTTTTGCTTAGAGTCCAGTTGATTGAATATCATGATAAGTATATGAGACTTGGCTCAATCCCATCGTATGCTTACGAGAATTTCTGTGAAATGTATAATGCGTATCACGAACTCGGTGGCAATGGAATGATTACAAAGATGATGCACGAAATTGAAGAATTGCACCTAAGAGGAAAAGGAGATTGATATTATGGAACAGATTATGAATTATGTAAAACCAGAGCTTGTTGTCGTGGCAGTTGTCCTGTATTTTATCGGAATCGGACTAAAAAAATCTGAAACCGTAGCGGACAAATACATTCCGGCAATCCTTGGAGTTGTTGGAGTTGTAGTTTGCGGAATCTATGTTGTTGCAACTTGCGACCTTAAAGGTACACAAAATATCGCAATGGCAATTTTCACAGCAATTGTTCAGGGCATTCTGGTTGCGGGACTTAGTAATTATGTAAACCAGGTGTTTAAACAGTTAAATAAAGCTGAGTAGATAGCGTAAAGACGGAAAGGAGAGATACTTATGGCACATTTATATGTAATAGCCGGTCATGGTGCCGGTGATTGCGGAGCAGTAGGATATGGATATACGGAGGCAGAGCGTGTACGTGCGCTCGCTTCCAGATTATCAGCATTAGGCGGTGGAAATGTCACGGTCGCTGACATGAACCGGAACTGGTATGCCGATAATGGTATTATGAGTTTAAATATTCCTAAAGACTGGCAGATATTAGAGTTGCACATGGACAGCGCAGGAGCTTCGGCAAAGGGCGGTCATGTTATTATCAATTCCGCTTACAGCGCAGACCAGTATGACACGGCACTGGCAAGCTTTATCGGCTCGTTCTTCCCGGGGCGTGCAAAAAATATCGTTCCGAGAAGTGACCTCGCCAACCCGAACAGGGCTGCCGCAAGAGGATATAGCTATCGACTTCTAGAGAATGGCTTCGTTACCAATTCTGGCGATCTGAATAAATTCAACGGTCAGATGGATGATCTGGCAAGAGGTATCCTTAATGCATTCGGCATCGCTACGGCATCTCCGGCAAAAGAGGATTCTGACGGTAAGGTAACAGCTGGTGGAACATCTCAGGACTCCGTACAGCATTACGGTAAGGTGTCTTACCAGTCACATATCCGTGACATCGGCTGGGCGTGCTGGCAGTCTGATGGTC